TTCATTAAGTCTTTTACGACTGGAGATTGCGCTTTTGTATATTCGGTCCATGATTTTTTCAGCTTTCCAAAAAATTCTTTTAACGCCTGCTTTGGATCTTTTTCAAGCGCTACCATCAATTCTTCTGCTGCTTTCTTAATACTGTCTAAAAATTTCCATCCGGGAGTGTCCTTTGTAGAGAAATCTATCATCTGTTTATACATCTTTATTAGGTTCCCTAACGGTCCTTTTTCGGAAAATATAACAGAAAAAACTTTACCAACTGCTCGACCAGCATTTCTTACAGCTCTTAGTTGTTTTGCTATGTACGACATGAATTGTCGGAAAGAACTGGATCTTTCTATTCCGGTTTCTAGACCAGAGATAAAATTGGCAAAGAATCCTCCTTTTACCAATTCGCTTCCTTTGATTAATTTTTCTATGTTCTTAGATAACTCGTTCATCGCCTCAACTGGAGACATCTTCTTTTGAGCTTCTGCGGCTTCTTCGGCGATTTCTGCAAAATTAACGTCGTCTGTTGACATAGACAGTGAATTTTTAAGATCTTCGATTGGCATGCCTCCCATAGCGTCCGATAATGCCTTTAATTCAAATCTAGATAGATCACTGACTGATTTTCCAGTATCCTCAAATGCTCGTCTCAACATGTCCATTCTTTCTGCCGGATTGTTAGCATTGATCATTTTCATCGTATCAATTTGAATGCCTAGCACTTCGTTAAGTTTGCCGGCAGAAGTTGCAGCCCCTTCAAAAGTATCGAACGTGTCCATCAACCCTTTCAGCGTTGCTATTTCAACATTTAGTTTTGCGGCATAGGTTGCGGTGGCCGCCAGAGTCTTTGGAGCCAAATGACCAAATGTATCTGTATCTTTTATCAATTCATCAAAATTCTTACCGATCATCTTGGCCGAAACGCCAAATTTTTTAGATAGATACGCAACAGAAACGGCTAATTCGTCAAATGATTCCTTGGGGTTTTTCCCGGCTCTTTCTGCATTTTTTATCATTTGAATAAGGGCTTCGTTTGAAACATTTAGAGATTTGTTCAAGAGAGCCAACTGAGGAAGATTTTCAACAAGAGCATTACCAAATCTAGTCATGGCCTTTCCAGCCGCAGTCGCTACTTCTGTGACAAACTGCAGCTGTTCGGCGTAATCGCCGAATGTATACCAGACCGATCTTCCTGTTGAAGCCAGTGTCGACTGTGTTTTACTCAGCGACTTATACATCTGCATGACCTGCTGCCCTTCATTTTTTGCAAGATCACCGAATTCTTTTCTTACGTTCTCCATGGCTTGTCGCAGAGCAGTGTTGCCATTTGCGTAATCCACAGCTGCGTCTAAAAGGCCGGTCCATAGTTTCATGCCTAAGCCTATGAATCCTTTCATCACAGAAAAGACGCCGGTTATCATACTTTTCATGACACCGAAAGTAGATTTTATGGAAGCCAAGGTCCCATTCAATAGAGACAATCCAAGATTAAATTTTTGAGCTTTTTTAAGTGCATCTTGCATGGTGGTGCTCAAACCGCTCATACCTTTTTTGGTCGTACCTGAAGTTTTATTTAATTTATTAAGTACTTTTTCGTAATCAGAAGAGGCGCCGGCAGCTTCGGCTGCTTTTTCTGCAGACTCTTTTAATTGATCTGAAACAGACTTTGTTTCTTGCTTTGTTTTTTCTGATACATTCGAAAGAACCTTGAAAAACTCAGACATCTGTGCTGCCATTTTTCCTAGGGCCTCTGTGGCATTCTTAGCTGCTTCCTCAGTCTGTTCTACATTATCTTTTTCGTTAGCCACTACGTTCTCCGAAACTCAAGTCATGTATTTGATAAATATGTTTGACTTGAATTTTGAATTTAAATTATAACGGCCAATCTGTTCCTGTAATCTTTTTAAATATTATAGCCTTTCTATTTTTTATCTCTACAAGCTTTTCGATATAAGAAAGCCTAGGATTTTTTGATTCAAGAGCTTCGTAGAGATTTTTGCTTGCTACCATTACGCCTAGAAGGGCTTTTGCTTTTCTTGATTCTCCTTTTATCTGAATCTGGGGTCTTCTTCCTGTTATGAACATCACTGCTTCTTTCAATAATTTCTTTTTCATTGACAATCTCCGCTGTTTTATTATAATTATGCGGATCAATCCAAACCTTATCTTTTAAGTCTTCTTTGTTCCAAGCAAAATTTTCAAAATAAACAGAATAATATCTCGAATCCTTTACTTCTAATACGTAAACAATTGATTTGTCTTCACTGATTTTATATATTTCGCCGAATTTTGGAACATTGGATCCTTTTACTAAGAAATAACAGCAGTCCCCTAATTTTATGTTATCAACACTGTTCATTTTTTGTCCATCGTAACTCTAGAAAACATTTCGCCTAAGACAATTGTCTTTCTGTATCTTCTTGTTATAAAAGAAGGATATTTTTCGAGTGAAGTGCTTTTTTCATCCTTGTATTTTGATAATTTCCTCCACAGTTTTCTAAATTTTCTTTTTTGTTTTCTTGTGGGCTTTTTATTAAATTTAATTCCGGAAAATGGAACATAGGGAATAAGCCCCGCATTTAGATACTCTATTATTAGTAGTTGAGTTTCATCTTTCAGCATAGACTTATTCCCTATGATTGGTTACCAGTATGTTTTATTTGTCACCCAACATACTTTCACCTATCGTCCTTGTGGTCATACACGTTACTTCGTGTTTTTTTGGGTGACTTTTTGATTATATCTTTTTTGATTACAATTTACAAATTTATGTGAACCTTCTTAGATTTGCGGGAACTTGTGATCTCATTCTTCCCATCATGGAACGAACATCTGGCGTGTTCTGATGTAGTGCCCTTGTTGGAGGAGCCTGTCCGTTATTTGCCTCTTTTGATCTTTCTATCTCTTTATTAAGTCTTTCTATAAACCACTTTCTTTGCCATACCGGTATGTTGTATGCCTCTCGATAAGTAAATCCTAGATAGTACATCATTAAAAATATCTGATCCAAGAATATGTCTTTATTACTCGGCGTCAGGCCAAAAAAAGCTTGCCCCAATGGGCATGGAGACCTCCGACTCCTCAAAACAATGAGGACAATTCATATGAGATTTCATTTCGACTCCAGGCTCATTTTCATCCATGTGCTTTCTCAATGCTCTGGAATATTTTGTAGGCATTTTTTGCACAAACATCATGATCTTATTTTTATCTGTTACATCATTAACGCCAATAACCTGGTATTTGTATCTTGTTGTAATCAATTGATCGGCAGTCATTCCACTTTTCTTGTTTCTTTCCTGCATGAGTTGTATTTCTCTTTCATCTTCCCCGGTCAAAAATCGATATCTTACAATCAAATCTTTCCCTTCGGTACCTGTTGGAATTTTACATTCAAAACAGTTTGATCCCTGTGCGATGGGATCATGAGACAATCTTTTAATAGGAAGTTCAGACAGATCAAATGATTGTTTTGATTTCTCACCGCAGGAAGGACAGGTTACTTCTACATTGTATTCTGATCCATAGCCCGTAATGCGAAGAGAAGTCATAACAGCGTTTCGATCACCAACTAACAAGTCTTCTGGATTGATTCTTTTGTCAATCAGACAGCTTTTGATTAACTCTGTGATTACTGTTCCCTTTTTGATCAATGCACGGCTAGTAAGAATATCTTCTTCTCTAGCTGTCATCGGTCGAATATCTATTGTCTCTTTTCCAAACAATGGAGAATCTGGAGGGTATACAATGCCCTTTGATGGAAGAGGAATAGATTCTACTGGAATGTCTAACCCGAACTCATCTCTCATCACGTTTGTAGAAGGGCCGGTCCATCCAGCAGCACCTTCTGGTCTATCATCTTTAAACACATCGTTTCCTTGTCTTGTGCTCATCTATAACTCCTAATAAATTGAACTTTTCTCAATTCTAATTGTTGTTTTTGTTGTGTAAACTATTTAAATGCGGGTGATTCCGGTGGAAGTTGAAAATACAGTCCAAGCTCAGCAAATCTACTTCTATCTGCCGGTACTACAACTCCATCAATTATATTGTCTCCTGGAAATAACGTTATCAAAGATAGTGCTTCTCTTCCATCTTCAAGATCTCCTAATTTAATAGTGATCAAAGATACTTTTCTGGTTGACCTCAAATTTCCTGGTGAAATCTTAACAATCTCACCTCTGCCGCCAGGAGTTGCAAAATCCTGCATACCTTGTACTTCCATGGGATCGGCAACACTTAGACCGGTTTCTCCAACGGGCTCCTTTGTTCTGATATCAATCCACTTGACTTTTGGAAATTGATTAATGTCATTTGGGGGATTATAAAACATAATTTCCTGAATGACTTTTTGAAGATCTGTTCCGGGATAAAAAACCGATCCGGGCATGTTTCTATCTAGATGCCGATCTGCTATATGTTGAAGTGAATCCATAGAAGCAAAAAGAACATAATTATCAGATCCTATTAGGTCTTTCTCTGATACCACTATTCCTTTTGTTCCTAAGAAGGCATCGTTATCGATAATTTGTTGAAATTCTTTGACTGTTGATCTATCAATATTTTCTATTAAAAGTTTCTTTAGTGACCTTTTCATTATTCCTCCAGTGTAAACATTACATTATCGTTCATAATATAACTATTGCAATTTATATTTACACCGTATTTAAAAATATTTTCTTTTATTAATTTACGAATTATTCTTCGTAAGGATTCTATCTTGATTCCAGGTGGAGGTGGATCATATGTTGGATCCATTCCGTATTGCGTTTCTGGAAGACAAAGATCTCCTGGAATATCATCAAAATTATTCAATCCGGATGAATCTTCTATCTGGCCTACGACTTTTATTTTTGTTGATTTGAATATGTTTTCGTGTTTAACAAGCGATACAAAGAATTGGCCAGCTCTTCTCGCGAAGAGACTGACCTTGGATCATATGATATGCCTGAAGAAGATATACCTTGTGGATTTGGAGAAAACCTTCTTCCTTTTGTCGGCATAACGAATTCCTAGTATTGTAAGACGCAGTTATCGAATCTTATTGAAAGAGATATTTCCATACCAGCATCATCATCATAGGAGACATCATTAAAGTTTGCGTTTGTAAGAAAGCAACCTTTGATATCCCACAATTCGATAACTGTACCGATAGGATCAACCAATTTAAGCTGAGCATCTCTTTTATAAAAATCAGCATATCCTTGACGACCTGAAACAGATTCGAAATGAGTTCTTACCCATTCCATAACTTGTTGTGCACCGGAAGGAGCAATAGGATCGTGAAGTGTCAAGGACAAAGCATCAAAGTTTCCAACGCCGGCAACATATCTTCTGGAGTTCATGAATTTAATCTCATGTTCCGCAAGAGTGATACTAGGGCGAGAAGCTGTTTTGATAAGGAAAGAATCGATCCCTTCTAATGCAAAGATCCACCTATTCTTTCTTTTTGGTTCGAATTTATTGGGCAACATGTCCACAACGGATAAAGTTTCTGCCATTTTTTTCTCCTGAAAAAGTTTATATTAATAAGTATAACGTTCTTTAAATCTCTGCACCAGCATTTGTAACAACAAAATCAAGAGAGATGAATTCTACGGCCCTTGTGGGTTGTAAGAAGATCTTTCCTCTGATAGTGTTATTTTCTACGTCTTGCTGAGATGTAGTTGTTGTATCGATAACGACTTTGAATTTGTCCAATCCTTGTTGCTGCTGAATAA